GCCACTACGTTTTAATAAGACCTGTAAAAAACAGTTCTTGACATATGATGTGACTTTTTGGTATAATTCTAATTAAGAGTTGAAATATGAAATTAAAAAGAGATTTAGTTAAATATGTAAGAGACAAGGCTAAATCTAAATATAAAAAACAAACTAGTTGTTATATTTGCAAAAGCAGTATAGACTTAGACTTTCATCACTACTATGGACTGACCGAATTACTAGAAACTTGGTTGAAAAAAGAAAAATATATTATAGAGAATGAGCAAGACATACTAGCACTTCGAAAGTCCTTTATTGATGATAACTGGGAGAAAGTGTATGATTATACAGTAACCCTCTGCCACAAACATCATTTACGATTACATTCAATATATGGAAAAAGACCCAGATTGATTACAGCAGAAAAACAAAAACGTTGGGTCGAGAAACAGAGAAACAAATATGGCATGGTATGACACATTATTAGGTAGAACTCCAGAGACTGAGGAAAAACTCAATCCTGCCCAATACGTTATTTCTCGAAATGAGGGAATGACAGTAGACTCTCGTGAAATTGTTACTAACTACCAAAATGCATATGAGCAATTAGAGATTGTAAATAGAGCAGTCAACATGATCGTTGACGATGTAGCGGATATACCTTTTACACTAGGTAACCAATCACCAAACACAAGTAATATTGTAAAAAATATAAGAAGATCAAAAGTTGACCTTTTAATTAATAGAGAACCAAATCCTTTTCAGGATATTAACTCATTTAAAAGGAACTTAATAATTGATTTAATGATAGATGGTAACATCTTTATTTATTTTGATGGAGCTCACTTATATCATTTACCAGCAAACAAAGTAAGAATAGAAACAGATCCAGATACTTTTGTTGCAAAATACACATATGAAAACAGTTTAGATTATAGTCCTAATGAGATTATACACATAAAAGAAAACAGTTTCAAATCAATTTATAGAGGTGTACCAAGATTAAAGCCTGCATTTAGAACTATGCAGCTTTTATCAAGTATGAGAAACTTTCAAGATAACTTCTTCAAAAATGGAGCAGTTCCAGGACTTGTACTAAAATCACCAAACACACTTTCAGAAAAGATCAAAGAAAGAATGTTACAGGCTTGGGTTGCACGATACAATCCACAATCTGGCGGTCGTCGTCCACTATTCTTAGATGGCGGACTAACAGTTGAGAACTTAACAGAAATAAATTTCAAAGATTTAGACTTCCAAGAAGGAATCAAATCAAACGAAAGAATTATACTAGAAGCAATGGGAATACCACCCATTTTACTAGATGGCGGTAATAATGCTAATATAAGACCTAATCATAGGCTTTACTATTTAGAAACAGTTTTACCAATCGTAAGAAAATTAGGGTATGCATTAGAGCGATACTTTGGTTTTGCAGTATCTGAGGATGTAACAGGAATACCTGCTTTACAACCAGAACTAAGAGATCAAGCAGCATATTATGCTACTCTTGTAAATACAGGGATTATGTCCCCGAATGAAGCAAGAGAAGCTTTAGGCAAAGATCCAGTAGATGGATTCGATTCACCTAGAGTACCAGCAAATATAGCAGGCTCAGCAGTAAACCCGGAAGAAGGAGGTAGACCTCAAGAGGCTGCCCCAGGCGAAGAGGAATAATATGACAAAAGATATGATGGCAAAAGCATTATCCAACTTTCTTGCAGAGCAAGGAGTTGAAACTATGGATTTGACAACCTACAAAAGTCATGGTAATGATGTACCAGTAAAAGACTATATGCTTAGACGAGCATTTGGGTCTTGGAGCAGAGTTTTATCAGCCATGAAGAAAAGACATCCAGTAGTTGTAGCTGTTAAAGCTCCAACCCCTGCCCCCGCACCAGCTCCAAAGGCTAAAACAGCCCCGAAGGCTACGAAAAAAGCGGAGAAATAGCAATGGAAAAGATTTTTCACTGGACTAGCACTTTTAAGGCGCTAGGCGAAACAGAAGACGGCGGCGTCGATATTAAAGGGTCAGCAAGTACTAATGGACTTGATAGAGCTGGAGATATAATTGAAGCCGATGCTTGGACAAAAGGTGGATTGGAAAACTATAAAGGTAATCCAATTATTCTGTTCAATCATAACTACGACAAACCGATTGGTCGTGCAAAAGATTTACAAGTTACTGAGAATGGACTCGAGATTTCTGCAAAGATTTCAAAGGGTGCAGGCGATAACGTAACACAATTAATTAAAGACGGTGTCCTTGGAGCTTTTTCTGTCGGTTTCAAAGTCAAGGACGCTGATTATATGACCGAAACCGATGGATATAAAATAAAGGACGCTGAACTTTTCGAAGTTTCTGTAGTATCTGTGCCATGCAACCAAGGGGCAACTTTTGGACTAAGCAAGTCATTCGATAATATGGAACAATACAATAAGTATAAGCAAACTTTTTATAAGGCTAACTCAGACGATTCAGCAGATGCTGTTGAAATTGAGCAGCCAAGTACGGCGAAAGCCACAACGGAGACAAATATGTCAAAAGAAAATAATTCTCCTGAGAGCAACCCAGAGTTTAATCTTGAGTCGTTTGCTACTGAAGCTGCTGAAAAAGCAGTTGCACAGTACGCAATGAAACAAGCTGAACTTAAAGCTGCTGAACTTAAATTAGCTGAAGAAGCTGCTGAAAAAGCTGCTACTGACGTCGAAGTTCAAAAAGCCTCCGAGGAAGCAAAACAGGAAGAGCAAAAAACTGTAATCCAAGCTGGATTAACAGGTGCTGAAAAATTAATGTCTGACGTTGAGAAACGCGTGAATGATAACTACTCTAATTTAGAGACTGTTGTTAAATCACTAGAAGCTCAACTAGCAGAGAAGTCTGAAGAAATCATGAATATTCGTGAGTCAAAAAGACACTTTGCCGACAGACAAGGAAACAACAGCGATTGGAAAAAATCATTCGAAAGCGATATTGCAGACGCAAAATTCGCAGGTCTTGCAACAGGACGCGGATGGGACACACCAATGGCAAAATCTTTGATGGAAAAAGTAAATCAACATTCAGGTGTTGAAGTTTCTTCCGCTGATTTTGAACAAGTTGTTTCAACAAACATCGAAAGAGATATCGAAAACGAATTAGTACTAGCTCCTCTATTTAGAGAAATTGCTATGACTTCTGCGAATATGATTATCCCAATCTTGCCAGATGCTGGTTACGCTGAATTCGCTTCAGGTACTGCTGCTGCTGGATCCGCTCCTTATGGTAACTTAGATACCAGAGGCGACGGAGTTGGAGCACCATATACTGGTGTCACAATGACTGAAAGAACTCTTTCAACTAAGAAACTTATTTCTCAGTCTTACTTAGGTAATGAAACTGAAGAAGATGCTATCTTACCGATTCTTCCTTTAATTAGAGAGTCTATGGTACGATCACACGCTAGAGGTATTGAAAATGCAATCCTAGCTGGTGATGATGCTGATGGTGTATACGGAACAAGTGGTGCGGCTTTTGAAGGACTCCTTCATTTAGCACGTAATGACAGTGATTATACACAGTCAGCTACTGCTTTCGCAACTGACACTGTTACAGCTGCAGAACTTCTTTCAATGAGAAAAAATATGGGCAAATATGGTGTTAACCCAGCAGACGTAGTTTATGTCGTTTCACAACGAACATACTTCGAATTGCTAGAAGATCCAGAATTCCAAGATGCTAATTTAGTGGGCGACATGGCTACTAAACTAAGTGGCGAAATCGGACAAGTATTCGGATCAAGAGTACTACTATGTGACGAGTTCAAAACTCCAGCAGTTGGAACATTCGCAGCTATCGCTGTTAACCCAAGAAACTTTGTATTACCAAGATTACGTGGTGTAACCGTGGAATCTGATTACGAAGTTGCTGCTCAACGCAGAGTGCTTGTTGCTTCACAAAGAATTGGCTTCACCGATCTAATCGATGGTGCTACTTCTAAATGGGGACACATGTACAAAGCTTCTTAATTTAAGCTTAGACAGGATTCGTGGGGCGGCCTTAATCGCCCCACACTTTTAATAATTATGGCAGATTTAATAACAGTACAAGAATACAAGAACGCAGAAGGGTTAGCCAGTCAAAAGGATGATCAGCGTCTTGACATTATTGTACCACAAGTTAGTGATCTTGCAAAGAAGTATTGCGGTACTTCATTTGTTGATTATTATAGTAGTGATAAAACCGAGACTTTTTCAGTTTCCGACAACTTTACTAGTACTATGATCGTCAGTGAAAGTCCACTTATAAGTGTGACTACCGTAAAAGAAAGAGGCACATATGCAGCTGACTATGAAACTCTTTCAACAAGCGACTACGAATATTACGTAGATCTTGCCGCAGATGCAATAGTAAGAACAACAAATCAAGGCTCAAAGAAAGCTTTTCCGCAAGGAATGGGTAGCGTACAGATAGCATATAGAGCAGGCTACAGTACTACTCCAAAAGATCTCAAATTAGCACTTTTTGATTTAGTTACTTACTATTTAAAAGACGAACACAAAGAACGAAGAAGTATTGCAGGAGCATCACTTCAAAATCAAGGAACATCTGGAGTACGAGACAACACAGACTTTCCAGACCACATAAAAAGAGTACTTGATTTATATAGAGTTATAATTTAGTGTCTAGTGAAAACTTAAAAGCTTTTTTAAATAATGTTGCTGTTCCACATTTTAAGAAAAGAGCAGGAAGTAAAGGACTACGAAAGCAAACTATATATGAACAAGGACAGATATTTGTAGTTGATCAAGACGAATACTTAACTGAATTTTACAAAATAGGCAAATTTCTTGGAATAGAAAAAGGAGAATTAAAGAAAAAAGAAAAAGCAGCAGTAAGCTTACTACAAGCATTTGCTGGTCCAAAAGCACGAGACGATTTAACAGAGGAAAGACTACAAGAACTACAAGCTTTACTAAAAGACAAAACATTCCTTAGTAAAATTAAGACTAAAGGTAAAAGGCATTTATTTATTATTAAGGACTATAGTAGAATTGGGGAATGGAAAAAGAAAAGAAATCCGAACTTTGGCGCGCCTTTAGTCGCAATATATGAAGAATTAGGTGCCGATAAAAAACTAGCAGGGATCGCCGTTGGTGGAAATGCAGGAACTCAAACGAAACATGGAGTAGCTACAGGCATTGAGGACATGAAAGGCTTCCAGTTAGGACATGGAGATCATGGTACTGCGGTATCGGGTTTAACAGCAAGAGAAGTAAAAGAAAAAACACAAAAAGAGGGGAGTTTAACTTCAAAAGACAAAGATAAGATATATAATGTTTTTGCAGAAGTAAATGATGAATTAAAAATTGATATACATCATGAGTTTGTTTTTGAAGATAATGGAAAATTTAGAAAAGACTATGTATTAATACTGTCTCTACAATCAGCAGCTATTAACCAAAAAGATGCAAAGAGAGAAAGCGACGCTCTTAAAAAGTTAAAAGGAGATTTAGTAGCTTTAGCAGAAGATGAAAACTCAACAAGATTGAGAGATGCTATAAGATTATCTTTGATGCACTCAATGGCAAAAGGAAAATATCTATCTACGAGTGCAAAGACAAAAGCTAAGTTTAATGAAAGAAGTAACGCAGAGACTAAGAAAAAAATAAAAAGAAAGACAAATACACGCATTGTTTCCTTAGCTTCTATAACAACAAGAGACCAAGTAAAAAAGTTAAAAGGAAATAAGAGACAACATACAAGAAAAAAAGCAGGAGATGAAAGAAGTTTACTAACTTACATAAATGAAATAAATAAAAGATTACCAGGTAAAGTAGAAAAAAATATGGGAGCTCCGGGCTTAGAAAATAGAACAGGAAGATTTGCACAAAGCGCAAAAGCGGTAAATGTAACCAAGACAAAACAAGGGCACCCAAGTATAGGATATACATATGCTAAAAATCCTTACCAAGTATTTGAGCCGGGACAAGGTAAAAAACCTTGGGCGTCTACAGAAAGAGACCCAAGACAAGTAATTGATAGGTCTTTACGAGAAATAGCAGTCGAACTAGCTTTAGGTAGATTCTACACAAGGAGATTATAGTGGCAAATAGAGATTACACAACAAGACGCAGTAGCATAGTAAATGCCTTCGTGGAATTACTAAGACAAATAAACGGAACAGGAAAATTTAAGTCTGATTTAGCAAGCGTAGAACCTAGAATAAAATTTTGGGATGAAGTTGAAGAATTCCCCGCTATTCATGTAAATTCAGGTAGCGAAACCAGAGAATATTTAGGTGGCGGAGAAAAATTTAGATTTCTAACTTTAACTTTTCGTTGCTATGTAAATGAAGAAGATGCTGTAGTGGCATTAGAAAAATTATTAGAGGATGTTGAAACAATTATTGAAGATAATAATCCTTTAACTTATACGGACCCTTTGGGGAATACTATAAATACTATACAACATACTATAGTTAGCATAGATACCGATGAAGGGGTTTTAGAACCTTTGGGTATTGGTGAAATTATCACTGAAATTCAATATTAATGAAAACGGATAAGCAGATAAAATTCTAGCTGACCCCTTTTCAAAGCAAAAATAGGAGAATGTAAAATGGCAGATACATTTTATTACTCGAGAGATACCAAAGTCCATCTTACTGATAGCGCAGGAGCAATCTATAAGATACCAGTACTGGATGGATTCAGTTTTTCTCAAGCAACCAATGCAACAGAAGTTACATTGAACGAGATGGCCACAGCAGGTGGTGTGAGTAGAAGAGCTAGACAAATGTTTACTGATTCTTACGCTCCAGCGGAATGGTCGTTTCAAACCTACATCAGACCTTTTAAGTCTGGTGGATCAGGTACAGGAAATCACTCAGCAGCGCATCATCACATGGTTGAAGAACCTTTGTGGAATGCTTTAGCAGGTAGTGCAGCAATAGGCGTATCTGGAACAGCTTTAACAGCTGACGCAAGCGACGCAAACATTGCATTTACTAACTCAAACAAAGTAGCATTAGACACATTTGACTTGTTCTTTGAAATGGGAACAGGAAAAGCAAATCCAACTATTTATAAAATAGAAGGATGTGTTGTAAATGAAGTTTCAATCGATTTTGATATTGATGGTATTGCAACAGCAAACTGGTCAGGAATGGGCTCAATCATAACAGATGTAGCTTCCATGACAACTGCAACCATCGATGAAGGAACAGCATCAGCAGATACTAATAACTTTATTAGAAATAGATTAACAGACTTAACTGTAACTAATGATGTTACAACAGCTACAGTTAATGGAGCAACATCAAACACTGTAACTGTAGTTTTAGATAGTGGTAGTTATCCTTTAATTAAAGCCGGACAAGTAATCAAAGGAAGTGGCGTAACAGCAGGTACAACTGTAAGTGCAATAGTAAACAATACTATAACACTAAGTGCAGCAATGTCTATTCCAGATGATACAGAACTTACGTTCTCAAACGCAGGTATGACTGATACTTATGCATTAACACTAACTGGTGGAAATGTTACTATTTCAAACAATATAACTTTCTTAACACCAGAAACACTAGGCGTTGTAAACCAGCCTTTAGGACATGTTACAGGAACTCGTTCCGTATCAGGTAACTTTACTTGTTACTTAAATACTCCTTCATCTGGCGCATCTAGTGCAGATTTATTTGAGGACATCATTGAATCCACTTCAGTAATAACAAATTCATTTGATTTGACATTTGTTGTAGGTGGCACAGGTAAAACTCCAAGAATGGAAATTAATATGAATAATTGCCATTTGGAAGTACCAACACATTCAATTGATGATATCATAAGCTTGGAAACAACTTTCCATGCCTTACCAACCTCAGTTGACGCTGTAGACGAAATAGACTTAGTCTTTGTCGGACCAACAGTAACATAACTTTAGAAGGGAGGGGCAACCCTCCCCTCATTTAACCAGGAAACAGAATGACAGAACAAGAAAACAAATCAGTATCACTAGCGAGTTTATTAACTCCAAGCAAAACAGTAGCAGTAGACTATCCCAGCATGCCTGGATTCTCTGTTGACCTTTGCTATCTAGCAAGGGAAGAATTACTAAAACTACGAAGTCGTTGTCTTTCACAAAAGTTTAATCGTAAAACAAGAGCATTTGATGAACAACTCGACGAAGATAAGTTTTTAGTAGAGTACGTAAAAGCTGTAATCAAAGGATGGAAAGGCTTAAAATATTCTTACCTCGAAGAGCTTCTATTGGTGGACATTAGTAGTCTTGATCCCGACGATGAACTTATATTTACTCAAGAAAATGCTGAAACGCTGATGAAAAACGCAGCGGATTTCGACACTTGGGTTACAGAAGTAACAGGTGATCTAGAAAATTTTACCAGAGCCAAGTAACTCAAATACTTGGTCTCTTAGACAAACAATATAAAGACGGACAACTAGCTTTTGACACTTACATAGATTTATGTGAGCAACGAGGAGAGGACCCCGACTTTAATGAAATGCCACCGACTACCGAGGATTATCCTATGGAAGTTCAGGTGGCTTTTTTATTGCACGACCTTTTACCAGATCGCTGGGAAGGTATGAGTGGTTCTTATATGGGAAAAGATTTTTCCTGTATGGGAAGTCTATTTGACATATGGGAAGTAGAAGATAAAAAAAGTTGCTTGTATTTTATAAAGCATATTGAAGCAAGAAATACAAATAAAGTAAATAAATCTCAAGAACGAAAACGAAAAGCTTCCGAAAGTAAAGCTAAAGCTGGTGGAAAATCAGGAATTAACGTACAAGGCTAATGGCAAAAAAAGACGAAATAAAGATAAAGATTAATGTCGACGGCAAGGACATTGAACTTACAAAAAAACAGGCAAAACAACTAGGTAAAGACCTAGATAAAACAGGTACTTCTGCGCATTCTGCAGATAGACGATTAAAAGGTGCTGCTCAGGCATCTTCAAACACAACTAAAAACTTCTCTAAGATGGCTCAGGGCATCTCAGGAGGACTTGTGCCTGCATATGCTACCTTAGCCGCTAATATATTTGCCATTGGAGCAGCTTTTAGATTCTTACAAAGTGCTGCAGACTTTAGAATATTAACACAAGGACAAGCAGAATACGCTCAAAGAACAGGACAAAATTTAGCAATTATGACTCGTCAACTACAAGCAGCTACCGATGGTCAGTTAGCGTTTGCAGATGCGGCTCAATCAGTAGCGATTGGAACAGCCGCAGGACTTTCAATCAAACAAATTAATCAACTAGGTGTTGTTGCAAAAAATGCATCACTTATGTTAGGTCGAGATCTTACAGATTCATTTAATAGATTAGTAAGAGGTGCTGTAAAAGCAGAACCAGAACTATTAGATGAATTAGGTATTATTCTACGACTCGAAACCGCATCAGAAAAGTATGCGCTCGCTTTAGGTAAAAACAAAGACCAATTAAATATATTTGAAAAATCTCAAGCAGTTGTAAACGAAGTTTTAGAACAAGGTTTAGAAAAGTTTGGTGGAGTAGAAACTCAAACAAACTCATTAACAAAATTAGCAAAATCATTTGATGACTTAGTAAACTCTATTAAGGGTGCAATTGGACCTTTTGCAGAATTTATGGCAACGGCCTTATCTCAAAACACAGCAGCAACGGCGGGTATGGGGCTATTAGCAGGAGGGAGTGTTATTAGCGCTCTAACACCTAAACCTACACCAATTGATGCCGTTGGACTACAAGGAGGTGCACGTTCTGGAATACAAGGTATGTTATCGAAGGCAGGACAAGAAAAATTCGGAGCTTTAGACAGTCCTAAAGCTATTGCACAGTTTGAAACAGCAATGAGCCGTAAACAATCATCTTTTTTAAACTATTCTACCTTTGTACAACATGAAGGCAAAAGAATGGCTTCTATTTTAAAAGTTCAACAACATCAGTCACAATTAGACTCTGCAGGTATGTTCAAAAGAATGAGACTTAACTGGAAAATAGAAATGGAACTAATGGTTGCAGAGCATGGAAAAGCAATGGGACGAATCAAAATGGCAGGAAGAACTCTATTAAAAGGAGTAGCTCTTTTAGGTTATGTAGGATTGTTTATAAGTTTAACAGCAATGGCAGCCCAGTATTTTGATATGTCATCTGAGGCTGAGCAAAAAGCAAAAGCAGCTTCAAAAGAATTTGGTAACTTATTTTCTAAAAATGCAGAAGATTTAGAGGAGATGATTGATGGATTAAAAACTTATGACTCACTGCTAACAAATGCGTTACAAACCTCAAGAGCACTATCAAATATAGACTATAGTCAAATAACAAAAGCTTTTAGAGGAGGATTTGGAGGTTTACAGGAAACGGGCGGAGGTGTTGCAGGAAGAAATGCTTTTACAACTCATCTTATGAAATTAGGGGCAAGTGTAGGACTAGTATCTAGAGAAGATGCTACAATGAAAAAAACTTTAAGTGCTGGTCAATTTGAGGGAATGGAAGGAGTACTTTCTACGCTTAATACTCAAATGAAGTTGCTTACTGAAACAGGAGACGCACATAAAGAATTAGACGGAATAGCTACTGGCATAGAAAAAGTACTAGAATCTTTCCGCAAGGGTAGTAACGACCCTGAAAAAGATTTTGAAGCTTTAATGGGATTTGTAGATCAGCTTTCTGAGGGAACAATAGCAAGCAAAGCTATGAATAATTTAGCACAGACAACACAAATTATGACAAGTTCTGCTCAAGATTTTGCAAAAGCATTAAGTTCATTTAAGGCTCCGCAAACTCAACTAACTCGATTAACTTCAAATATAAAAGCTGTTGGAAATGCACTTACAGGAGTTGGAGAATCCTTTGCATCTGGAAATGTTAAAATGAAATTCAATAACGAAACAGGAACTTTATTTGATAAAGCAACAATGGATATGCTTCATACATTCTTAACTCCAGAACAGTTAGCAGGAATGGACGCCGATATGAGTACGCTTAGAGATATGGCAGGGGGATCGGGACCAAGCAAATTCAGTGACAAACAAGTCGCAGCACAAGGAGGAGCATTTATTGCTAAATATGGCGAACTAGTAGAGGCCGAAGCAAAACGATTACATGATGTAGAAATGAAAATGATCACAGGAAAACTTGAGCTAGAAACGGCACTTCTTGATCGAACAATGGGTCAATCAAAAATGAGAGCAGGACAAATGGCAAAAGAAGGAAAAATACTAGAACTTCAAAGACAGCAAGCCGACGCAATGACACTAATCCAAGAAATAAAAGATAAAGATGGAACTAAAGATCACGCACAAATAGCACTGGAAAACGAAAAACTAAACAATATAAATGCTAAAATACGAAAAGCAAAAATGGAAGCAAGCGCTTTACACCAAGTACAGCAAGCTTTCCGAGATTCTTTTGAATCAAGCATGGCAACAGCTTTCCAAAGTATTATAGAGGGTACTTCAAACATGAAAGACGCTTTCTTAAGTATGACAAAATCAATACTATCAGCAATGGCACAAGTACTTGCTCAACAAGCAGCAATTGCAATCATGGGGTCTATACCTTTCTTTCCCGGACTTGGACCAACAGGTAGAGATGGAGGCATAATGAAGTCTCCCGGGTATCGTTCCTTTAGCGGCGGCGGAGTAGCAAGTGGACCAGACTCTGGGTATGCAGCAACACTTCACGGAACAGAAGCAGTCGTACCACTTCCAAACGGAAACAGTATACCAGTAGAAATGTCTGGAGGCTCAGGTGTAAACAATGTTAGTGTAAATGTAAATATGACAACAGGAGAATCTTCTAGCACAGGAGACGGAGAAGAAGCTTATGCCATGGGAAGAGCAATATCAACAGCAGTAACAAACGAAATATCAAAACAACAACGACCAGGCGGCTTATTAAGCCCTTATTAATAGATCATGGCATTTGGAATATATAAAGCAGACAACGGAAATATAACAGGATTCTCTGCACCTGTACAACCAGACAAAGGACTTTCTCGATCTAATACTCCAAGAGTGCTATTAGCAAACTTCGGAGATGGGTATGAACAACGACTCGCAGACGGAATCAATGTACTAGATCAAAATATGACCATATCTTTCTCTACAAGACCAAAAGCAGAAATAGATGATCTTGTAGCATTTTTTGAAAGCTTGAAAGGAGTAAGTAAATTTAAATTTAACTTAGAAGATAGTAACGAAGGGTCTAGCACGGAAACAATTTTATGTGTTTGTCCTTCTTGGAGTCAAACTTGGGCTTTTGACAATTTTTATACTTTAACAGCAACATTTAGGAGAGTTTACGAGTCATGACATTAACAAGCGATTTTCAGAAACAGTCACCAGGTTCGGAACTTGTTGAACTTTTTGAAATAGAAAAACCAGACGGAACTTTTGCATACTTTACAAGAGGAGAAGATTCTGATGGTTCATCTTTGCAGCTATATGATTATAGCTCAAATAGTACTTTAAGAACATATGCTCCGTGCCCAATTACAATGGACGGCTTTGATATAAAAGTAACAGGAGCCATGGCAAGACCTGTTTTCAATGTTGCAATTCTAGATAACACATTTTCTACAGCAGTAGGAACAACAGATTACGATACTTTACTAGGCAAAAAAGTAATACGTCGTGTTACTTTAAAAAGATATCTACAAGGAGAAGCCTCTGATGCAGGCTCAGGAAATACTCCAGTAGAATTTACAAGACAAGTTTGGACGATATCAAAAATAAATGCAAGAGATGCTACAGTTGTTTCTTTCGAATTGACTTCTCCCTTTGACATACAAGGAGTAAATATACCTGCCAGAGAAATTGTATCAAATGCATGTCCTTGGGAATATACAGGAGCAAGCCCAGACTTAGCTGAACATACAAAGTGTGGGGGATGTACTTGGGATCGACAAGGTAAATTTACTCGTCAAAATTATACTAATACAGGAACAGCAGCAAACGGAGTAGAGCATACAGTATATGTCACCGTAGACAATGAATATATTGTACCAGCAAGCGGAAGTTTTACAAATTATACAGCTGCAGCTGGGTCCGCTAGCTTCGCATTAGGAGCTTATATAACAACAACAGGAACAGCTGTCAAAGTAAATCCAAACGGTTCTTTAGCAGCAGGAACTTCTATACTAGAATATTGGGTAGTAAATATTGCAGGCACAAAAACAGCACTCGGAACACCTGCGGATACAAACGCAAAATTTGACAGAGTAAGAGTACACCAAGGGGCATACTCAGCAAGCACAACTTATAATGCTTTTACAGATGATAAATTAAATGATATTGTTACTTTTGCAAGTTCGGGTCTAACCCATGTTTGGAAGACAAAAGGTACACACGCAGGAAATACTCCAGGCTTTAGTGATTTTTGGAAAAGAGCAGATGAATGTGGAAAAACATTAAAATCTTGTGGAAAACGATTTGGATTTTCCCCCGCAGATGCAACTACAGCAGCCTCAAGAGCAACAGCAGGAATCAATACTACAGTAACATTACCATTTGGAGCTTTTCCAGGCTCAAAGAACTTTAATTGAAATTTCTCGATGAAATATTTGCTCAGGCAGCTGCCGAGGCACCTCGTGAAATGTGTGGACTTATTGTTGAGGAAAATGATGAAGAAAAATATATTCCTTGTGAGAATATATCCACAGAAGAAAATCAATTTGAAATTGACGTAAAAGTTTTAGGCAAGTATCAGTTAATTTCTAAAATAAAATATATAGTCCATAGTCACTACAACCAAAATTGTCATCCGAGCAAGTATGACAAAGACATGGCAAAAGCATTACAGATACCATATTTAATCGTATCATACCCAGATAAAGGAGTAGAAATATATGACCCACGTTAAGCTAATGGGAGAACTCGGAGAAAAGTTCGGAACGGACTGGCATATGGCCACGTCCAGCTTTCGTGATATATTTAAACTTATAGACTGTCAGACAGAAGGCTTCAAAGACTATATTAGAGAAAGTGCAAATAAAGGAATTGATTTTGACATACTCAATGGAGAAGATTTTTTAGAAGATGGGTATTCAGTCATGTTAGAAAAGCCTCAAGATCTTGTAATTATAACCCCAATTGCAGCCGGAGCAGGAGCAAGCGATATATTCAAAATAATAATAGGAGTAGTCCTATTTTGGTTTGGACCAGGTTGGATAGAAGGATTAACAGCAGAGGCACAAGTAGCAGCGGGAGTTGCAAATACAACTGGAGTTACTACACAAGCCTCTCAAATGGCTATAGCAACCTATGGAAAAGTAGCAGCTTGGGGAGTATCAACACTTGGAGTAGGGCTTGCAATGTCAGGTGTTGTAGGATATATGACACCAGAAAGTCCTTCAGAAGCAGGAGACAGTTATCTCTTTGACGGACCGCAAAATAATACAAAACAAGGTGTTCCAGTTCCTTTACTCTATGGACAACTCATAGTAGGCGGAGCAATTACAAATTTCGGATTTATAGATAGTAAAATAAGCTATCAACAAACAGGATATACAATTATTTCACCAGATTCAAGTTCACCTGCTGGCTCATACGGAGACTCAGGGCAAGATGCAGGCGGACATAACAAAGCAGGTGGTGGCGGTAATGGAGCGTCAGGACAGAAGAAATGAAAAATTTAGGTAGATTTTATAACTTAACAAATGGTGGTCAAGCTGAAGGAGCAGGAACAAGCTCGGGCATAGTAAATAATCCAAACGAATATCAAACAGCTGTTGTATATGATCTTATATCAGAAGGTCCAATCGAAGGACTTGTAAATGGTACTGACTCTATTTATCTTGATAAAACTGCAGCAACCATTGGATCAATCGGAACAAAGCATAATATTGCAGAAAGTTTAGATGTTTCATTTACAGCAAGTTCTCTTACTATTGTAGATAATGTAAGTTCTATGTTTGATGGATTATCAACAAATGATGGGGACAGATTTATTACTATAGCAGGAGCAAAGAAAGCTATTACGAATGGACTTAGTATGGCAAAAGGAAGCTCAACAGTAACGGCAGGATCTAGCTTCTTTAATGCAAATGATCGTTATATACCTGGCACTGTTGATGGCATGAAACAATATGTAACAGTAGCAGGAGCAGGAGTAAATGGAGGAGTTCTTCGTTCAGAAATAATTGCCTTCACTTCAGCCACTTCTGTACAACTAGCTTTGCCAGCAGTAACAGCCGTATCAAACGTTAGTGGAACAGTAGATAAGGTCGGGAAAATAGCATCAATTACAAATGCTACAACAGCAGTAATCTCAAACATATCAGCACAAGGAACGGATGCACGAAATGTTGCAAATGTTACTGCTTTTACAACTACCCCTAAATTAACACTTTCAGACACTCCTATTTATAATCATGGAGCATTCCAATATGCTTTTATGAATGGCTATAGAGATCAGCCTCTTCTTCAAAACTTTGCAGGCATTGGTTCTGCTTCTATAGTTCACTCTGCAGGTACAGAAATAAATCAAACAGATCTATCTTCTATAACAGGAAGTGCGAGCAATGTAACAAGCGGTGGCTATACTACTGCTTCAGGAGATGCAACCGCATCTGCAACAACAATATCTGCCTCTACAATGGGAGTAACCAATCAACCAGAAGTAGATAAACTTAAATTAACATTTAAGATGCCTACTCTTATTGCAACTAAAGCAAGCTCAGGCGATGAAGCAGTATGTCATATAGAATTACGAATATTTTTAGGGTTTAAACGAGCAGGGGATTCTTCATTTACAGAAGTTCAAGTGTTCGGACCAACAAATGCACAAATTAGTGCTCGACCAGTTGGTAGTAGAACATCAAACTTTGAAGGAAGACATGGGATAAATACTGGGTTTATTCAAGCAGAAACAAAAGCACCCTTTATTGAAAGTTTTACAATTAATATGGAGGAATTTCAACCTTTCTCAGACTTTCAAGTAAAAATAGAAAGAGTCAATCCAACAAATGCAAGACATGGCGACTACGATCATACAAATCCTTGTACTCTTACTTCAATCGAAGCAATAGTAGAGGACAAACTTTCATATCCGTTATCCGCTTATGGTGCACTTATATTTGATGCACAATCTTTTGGTAAATTACCTACTCGTGGATATGAAGTACGAGGAAGATTATTACAAGTACCTACAAACTATTTTCCACGAACTGAAGGAGATAGAAGTATTGCAGGATACGACAGAAATGTAAGTTCAGGCGCAGACGAAAATTCATACCAACAATGGGACGGAAACTTTCGAGGAGACAAAGCAACTTTTAATGGTGCACATATAAATCACCAGCCTGTATATACAGATAACCCAGCATGGGTATTTTATGACTTAGTAACAAACGATAGATACGGAATTGGTAAATATATTGATTCAACACAAATAGACAAATACGAACTTTATAGAATTGCAAGATATTGTGATGAACTTGTAAGCGACGGACAGGGAGGAACTGAACCTCGATTTACTTGTAATTTATATCTAGCACAAGCAGCAGAAGCTCTAAAAGTACTAAAAGATGTTACAAGTGTATTTAGAGGAATGATGTTTTGGTTAAATGGGGAAATACAGTTCTCTCAAAATAGATTTCAAAGTCCTGTATATACTTTTTCAAAAGCTAATGTAATCGCAGGAAAATTTGCATATACATCTACAAAATCTCAGTATAGAAGTAACCAAGTACGAGTAACATGGAATGATCCAGATGCTATGTATAAAAAAGCAGTAGAGATTGTTGAAGATACAAATAATATACTTGAGACTGGAAAGATAGTTTCAAAAGACATTGTTGCATTTGGATGCACATCAAAAGGACAAGCACATAGATTTGGTAAGTGGACTCTTCTTTCCGAGATCATGGAGACAGAAGGAATTAGTTTCGAAACTAGTTATAATGCAGGATTCCTAAAACCGGGAGACGTAGTAAATGTACAAGATGCAGATAGAGACCATATAAGATTCAGCGGAAGAACTTCTAGCAGTAATAGTACTACTACTATAAATGTAGATAGTGCAATAAATCTATCCGGTGGCAATACTTTTGAACTTTCAATTGTATTTCCAAGTGGTGGAGCATTTCTTGGACAAGAAAGTGCAACAATTAATAGTGTTGCATATATAAGAGGCGACTATATTCCATCGGCAACAGTTGGCGGTAGTTTAGTAACTATTGATACAAGTGCAGAGGCTTCAAATGCAGTGGATGATAGTGGGAATGTATTAGTATTAAACTGGAATCCAAATAGTAGAGTTGAAACTAAAACTATTTCAAGCACAGGAAGTTCTGTAACTGCAATACAAGTATCAAGCGCATTTAGCGCTGCTCCAGCACAAGATATGCCTTGGGCAATAAAAGAGATAAAAGCAGATGGCTCACTTGATGCAGGTTCTGCAAAACAATATTTAATTACTGGTATCAATGAGTCCAATAAGGGCAGATATGAAATAACAGGTATAAAATATGAACCAAGTAAATTCGACTTAGTTGACAGAGGCTATGCACTACAACAAGATCAAACAATTAGAACACTTCCATCTTATATAGATGAAGTACCTGTGCCAAAATCTGTCATTTTATCACTTAAACAAGATATTAATGCAAGTACAGAAGAAGGAAGTGATAATGTATCAGGCGTACCAAAAATTATAAGAGTACAATGGCAACATCCAACTAGTACAAGAACAGACTCAGCAGGGAATGCAGTAAATTCAATTTATGAGCATTTAAACTATTACGAAATAGAACACAATGCAAGTGGTAAACCAGTTTTTGAAAAAATCTTTGCAACAAAAGACACAAGTTTTATAGATATTCCAATAAGTGGCTATGGAATATATACAGTACGAATACGAACAGTAAACTCAGAACAAATAAAATCACCTATAGTTCAGAAAACTATAAGCGCAGGTAATCATCAGTCTGCTCCTACTGCAAGTCAAATTGGAAAACTATATCCTGGCGGGTCACTCAATGCAGGACTTAGTATCAATTCAAGCAGTGGAGTCGCAACAATTGGTTCATCAACCTATACATTTTACTCTAGAAACGAAGAAGAATTTATACTTTCTGGCACAGGCACAGGAAACACACAACAAGCATTCTCAGGAATGGGCGCAAGTGCAACAGCTTTCTTACTCTTTGATGCAGATGCAACTTCAGATCATCTTAAAGCAATAGAAACACAAGTAGATACAACAGCTGTAGATGCTGACGGTAATAAGTATAATTTTGAATATTTTGCTGAAGTTGGAGCATCCAATGCAGGTATTTCAAGTGCAACGGGAACTGTTACTATAGCCATAGAAGAAGGAACTGTAACAGGTTCAAGCACTACATTTTTAACAGACTATAAAGTAGGTGACTTATTTATTGTTGGTGCGGCAGGAACTAGCCGATTTATGGCAAGAATTACAAATATCGCATCCGACACTTCACTAGAATTAGATGCAGTTGTACCACGAGCATACTCTGGAACTTCAATATTTAAACAAAGTTTTAAACCTGATATTGCACGAGATACTATTATGGCGAAGGTGGTAACAAGTTCAGGAACTGTATACTCTTTCGAAATAATATACTCACTTACAGCAGGAGTAGTAGGAGCAGACGGAGCAAACGGTCCAAAGACATTAACACACTTTGTGTATCATCAAGCAAGTGCTTCAACTCAACCAAACACTCCTTCAGCAACAAGTTATACTTTTAGTACAAATAGTTTTAATGGATTAACAGATGGTTGGGGAACAACTCCGGGAACCTTTGCAGCAGGAAATGCAAATAAATATTGGTATTCATACTTTGTGGCAGAAGAAAATACAGCAGGTGGGGACACATCATCAGGAAGTAACTTAACTTTCCAAGCATCTCAACAAGGTATTGGATTTAGTGGGCTTGTAACTTTTACAAGTGGAAGCAGTGGTGCAATAACAGGATATGATCCAGCAGATATTATTAATAATAATACTACTACGATTGACGGTGGGAAAATAACAACAGGAAGTATTGATGCAGACAGATTATCAGCAAATACAATTACTGCAGCAAAGATAGCGGCAGGAGCCATTGAACTTAATGGCACTTTAATAGGAAGCAATCTTTTACCAGCAGCTAAAGGCGGAACAGGTTTAAATAGTGTTGCATCTTTAACAAATTCTTCAATTACAATGAATGCAAATGGTACTTTAAGTGGAGCAGGTAGTGGACAAGTAACTGCTGCAGGAATACAGGCTCACCCGACAAGTACAACAATACCTACAGCTTTATCACAATTAAGCGGAGTACTAGCAGCGGGGGCAGGTGGAACAGGCACTACTGATACTACTTTATTCTTAAACTCAAGTGTTTCAGCTTCAAGTATAGGACTAAGTGCAGTAGCAAATTTAAGTTCGGCAGGACAATTACAAGCAGCTTTTGAATCAGATACGAGTATGAGTGCGGGACAAATTAAAGTAAGTTCGAGTGCAATGGTATTTGGGGATAGCCAAAGTATATCAAGTAACTCAATATTAATAGAAGCAGACAGCTCAGCTGGAGCAAGGATAATCATAGCAGACTAATGGCAAATAGAGTACTAGCAGGAAACAGAGCGTCAGGAGGATACGGACTATATGTGTCTAAAGCAAATAGCAATGTCTTAACTTGTGATGATAAAGACTTACTTTTTTCTACAAAAGAAAAAGTAAGTGGAGCAGCACAAGTATACGCAGGTGGAACTCTTTCATCTCTTTCTTCATCACAAAACTTTTTAACAACTGGCTCTAAAGATAATTTAGGATATATACCATTAGTTATAACAAATGAAGACTATAATGCAATATGGAACTGGGGAGCAAAAAGCGGTGGATCAAACATAACAATAAGACTGGTACAAAGTAATGTATCTATGTTTGCTTATACAAGCAGTACTTTAACTCCTTGCCAAGTAGATACTTTTCCTGCAAATAATCCTGCGGGAGTAACAGAATCAAGAAGAACAAGTGTATCTGAATATGGAGGAGGTACAGGAGGAAGTCAAGCTTGTGTTAACCTTAATTTTGTTGTCTTAAAGATTCCTTGTGCTTTTGGGTACATGAACGCTACTTACTTTTAATCATGGCAAATAGAGTGTTAATGGGTAATCGCGCAACCGGAGGATATGGACTATATGTCTCTGAAACTGGTGAAAACGTACTTACTTGCAATAAAAGTAAATTATTATTTTACACAGATTCAGGAGAGACAGGAAGTAACTTTGTATCAAAAGGTACCAATCAAGCTGTTCCATATTCTGGTGGATCAGGATCAACTGCTCCTACAATAATAAACAATGTAAGTATAAGTAGTGGAGCAAATGCTAGCGTTAGTTACCAAAATTTAGGAGATGATAATTTCTTATACACTAAAAAAGGATTTACTGCCGATGCATCTTCAAGCACTTTTCGACAAGGATTAAAGTTTTCTAGTATTGGAGAAACAGGTGCTACTCTGACAAGTTTAGGAACAGGAACAACTTTTGGAGTTGTAGTATTTAAAAAATTAAGCAGTGCGGGGTTATACTAATGGCAAACAGAATATTAGCAGGAAATAGAGCATCAGGGGGCTATGGTTTATATGTCTCTAAAACAGGAGAAGATGTACTTACTACTACAGAAGGTTTAGCTTTTGATTCAAGAGCAGGAAACTCAACTGGAATAAAAACTATGGGAGAAGGTTCTACAGCTGCCACAGCGGAAATAGTACACGGTCTTAGCTACGAGCCTTTATTTGCTGTTCGATGGTGCACTTCGGCTGAACTAGATGGTAATAATATAGCAACTAAAGTTTTTGATCCAAGATACCAACAGATGATATCCGTAACGGGTGGGTCAGAACCAGACTTCTCTTTTACAGGATATGGCTGCAAGGCTTTTCACGCTACTAACGCAAGCAGCCAGAAGTGTTTACGTATAATTTCAGTAGCACCAAGCCAAAGTTTAACTATATACTACTCATACATAATTTTTCACGAACCAGACTACACAGGAGGACTAGGACTATGATCTATCACATATTTTACGATAGCAATAAAAACATAATGTGGTCATGCACCGCACCAATTACTGACAGCATAAAAACAGAACAAAAGTCGGCACACAACTATGACTACTTAGAAGCAGATATAGATTTAGCACCTGTAGGTGATTCTTTCTACATTAATTCAGATGGTGACGCAGTAGTTGCACGACCTACTTTTGATCCAACATATAGTACAGTAACACCAGTACTTGATGCAACAATAAATATCACAGGAGTACCAGCAGGTACAGAAGTATTTTTAGATGGCACATCAGCAGGTACAATGTCAGATACCACACTAACACTAACGGCATCAGAGGCAGGAGCTTTTGATGTAGTATTAACAAAAGATAAATATATCGATCACACTACACAGATAATAGTAACGAGGTACGGAGCATGAATGTAAATCTAACAAAAGCGGGAGCTACTGCTATAACTAAACGAGAAGCTTATTATGAAACTCTAGCAACACAACTAGATAAACTATACCATGATATAGACTCTGGTAAACTTGGAGACGACGCTAAAACAGGCGACTTCTATGTCGGAAGAAAAGCAGTAAAAGATAAATACCCTAAAGGATAGAGCATAATGATTTCACATTCCAAAAATAATCCTTGACATCAGGTGTTATTTTTTGGTATAATTAACAATATTGGAGGTATAAGAAATAACCATGAGTGCTGGTAATTACAACATAAAAATAGATCAGGGATCAGATTTCTCTTTACAGCTTACTGTACAGGAAGATGGATCCGCAAAAAATCTTACAGGCTTTAGTGCACGTGCACAGATGCGCCCCACAATCGATTCTAGTACTCTTACAGCTACGTTCACTTGTACAATATCAAATGCTAGTAGTGGAGTACTAACTATGGCACTTGCAAATACATTAACAGACGATATAGATGTTGGACAGTATTACTATGACTTAGAGTTATTTACAAGTACTACCTCACAAAGACTGGTTCAAGGAACTGTTACTGTAGCAGGCGAAGTTACGAGATGAGCCGTTTAGGGCAAAATAGACTTGCAAGAACAAATATTATTGCAGCTCACCCTATAATTTCTATTACGGAGAGTGCACTCAATGATGTAGTTGCAAACATTACAACATCTTCATCAACGATAGCGGTAGAACAATATTTTCGTGCTTTTGTAGCTAGCGATGTAGTTTCTACAACACATAATACAATATCAGTAGCAAACGTACAAGACGCAATAGAACAATTAGAATCTCAATTTTCAAGAGGAGACACAGATCCTACCACAAGTAGTGAGACTTATCTTGACAATGGAGATTTATTTTACAATACAAATACAAATCAATTAAAAGTTTATAGAGATGGTGCATGGCAAATTCTCCTCGAAGCAGAGGGAGACATGGACACATTAGATGGGAGTACATTTTAAATGGCAACAACAATCACAGTAGTAGAAGATGTAACAAGTGTAAGCGTGAGTGCAATCTCACCAACAGATGCTTCTACTAATGCACAAAACTTGACATTTACACCTCACAATGTAATCACTGCTACTAACGTACAAGATGCGTTAGAACAATTAGCAGACCAATTTTTTAGAGGAAATGATGTACCAAGTGCATCAACAACAAATTTAGAAGAAGGAGACTTCTTTTATGATTTAAATGATAATCAACTCAAAGTTTACAGAGAAACATCATCCAACGTTTTTCAGTTCGTACCCTTAGCACAAGCGACAGGCGACATGGAAACAGTAGATGCGGGAAGCTTCTAAAAGGCTTCATTAGGAAAATAAAATGGCAACAACAATAAAGATAAAAAGATCGACAGGTACTTCGGCTCCTAGTAGCCTTACTGCAGGTGAGCTAGCTTATACAGGTGGAGCAGGTGCACAAGGTGGTGCAGGTTCTAGACTTTTTGTAGGTAACCCTGCAGATGGTAATAATCTGGTAATAGGTGGTAAATACTTTACCGATATGCTTGACCATGTACACGGTACAAACACAGCGAGTTCAGCATTAATTGTCGACTCCAATAAAAAAGTAAATGAATTACTAAGTGGTAACATTGTAGTTACTGGTTCAAGTAATACTATTTCTACATCAAGTGGTACTCTTACTATTGCTCCTACAGGTAATTTAATAATTACTCATGGCGGCACTATAGATTTAGACGCACAAGCAAATGCACTAACAATTATTGATAACAATGCGGCATCTCTTGATATAAAAGAAGGATCAACTTCTTACTTAAAATTCGTAACAACAAATTCAAGCGAAAAGATAGTAGTCGGACAAGACACTACATTCGCAGATGATGTATCCTTAGTTTCAGATGCAGCCGTATTAAACTTTGGAGCAGACTCAGATGTAAACTTAACTCATGTTGCCGATACAGGTTTACTTCTTAACAGCACTAGCGTTTTCCAATTCAGAGATTCAGCACTAAGCATCGGATCTTCTGCAGACGGACAATTAGACATCAATGCAGATACATTATTAGAAATCACAGCACCAACAGTACAATTTGATACTGATGGTCAAGTAATATCTTTTGGAGCAGACGGAGATGTAACACTTACACACGTTGCAGATGCTGCTTTAATGTTAAACTCAGCCATGGGTTTAAGATTCAGAGATTCTGCACTTAGCATTAACTCTAGTACAGATGGGCAATTAGATATTGACGCTGATACAGAACTTGAAATTACATCACCGATTGTTGACATAAATGCTTCAACATCAGTAAACATTAGTAACGATCTTAAACTTGACAGCGACTCAGCAGTCTTAGGATTTGGTGCTGATAATGACGTAACATTAACACACGTTGCTGACACAGCTCTAATGCTGAACAGCTCAATGGCTTTAAGATTCAGAGATTCCGCACTAAGCGTTTCTTCTCCTTCAGATGGCACATTAGCAATCGCAGCAGACACAGAAGTTGATATTACTGCAACTACTATTGATATCAATGGTAACGCAGATATTAGTGGCTCACTTGGTGTGGGTTCAACAACAGCTTCTACTTTAAAAGTTTCAGACTTAACAAATAATAGAATTGTTATCGCAGGCGCTTCAGGTGAAATTGAAGACGACGCTAACTTTACATTTGATGGTACAACATTTGCAGTTACAGCTGCTACAGATATTACTGGAGACTTAGATGTCGACGCAGTAAATATCAATGGTAGTACTATTTCTACAACTACTTCAAATACAGACTTAACTTTATCTCCAAATGGTACAGGTACAGTTAAAGTTCCTTCAGGTTATGATGATAGAAGTGGACAAAATTCACTTACACTTGTAACAAAAGGATATGTTGATGCAGTAAAACAAGCACTTGATATTAAAGCATCAGTACATGTAGCTTCAACAGCAAACGTTTCTTTAACTGCAGGTTCTTCAGGACTAGAAGCAGGAGATGCTATCGATGGAGTTACTCTTGTAGCTGGCGATAGGGTTCTTCTTAAAAATCAGACAGATGCTTCAGAAAATGGTATCTATGTAGCAGTTGCTTCAGGTGGAACACCAGCTCGTTCAGACGATGCTAACGCCAGTGTAGATGTTACTTCAGGTATGTTTGTATGGGTAGAAGAAGGTACTGCAAATGCTGATCAAGGTTATGTACTTACAACAAATAATGTAATTACACTAAATACAACAAACTTAACATTCACACAATTCTCAGGTGCTGGTCAAATAACAGCAGGGAATGGTATGACAAAATCTGGCAACACACTTAATGTTGTTCCAGACAATGTAACTTTATCTGTAACTGCAGATGAAATCAAATTAAAAGGAGATGTTACAGCAACAGCTCTTGGTGATTTATTAATCGGTAAAGCCTCAAATGGTGGCTACAAACGATTAGCAGTTTCAACAGGTGGAGCAAATCAATTATTACAAATTAATTCTTCAGGAAACGATCTAGAGTTTACAAGTACTATAGACGGAGGAACATTCTAAAGAATCTCTATATAGAGTAAGACAACAGGACAACCATAAATATGGCTACAATACAACTAAAGCGGTCAAATACTGCTGGCGCTAATCCTACAACTTCTAACCTTGCGTTAGGAGAACTAGGTATCAATACCAAAGACGGAAAATTCTTTTTAAGGAAGCACGTCGATGGTAATACTAGCGGAGATACAATACTAACATATGCTCCACAGGGTATAAACCCTTTTGGAACACAAACATATGTAACTAAAGTAGTTTCAAAAACTGCCGCACATCCATATAATGGTACTGGTAGTTCTAGTGGTTATACTATTGATGGTTTAGAAAGTCCTTACTTACTTCTTGTACCCGGCAACACATATAAATTTGATCAAGCAGATTCAAGTAATAGTGGACATCCTTTACGATTTTATTTGGAAGCAGATAAAACAACTGCTTATACAACAGGTGTCACAACAAACGGTACTCCAGGGTCTTCTGGAGCGTATACTCAGATTGTAGTTGCCGCTACGACTCCCCAAGTTTTATTTTATCAATGTTCATCACATGGTTACATGGGTTCAGCATCTTACTCTGTTTCAGACGCAATAGCAGATGGCAAAGTAGGAACAGCTCAAATAGCAACTAACGCTGTAACTTCGACAAAAATTGCTCAAAACTCAATTTTAACAAAACACATTGATGACAATCAAGTAACAGCAGATCAAATAGCAGATGCGACAGTTACTACAACTCAAATAGCCGCAAATACTATTGCAACTGGAAACATTGCAGATAATGCAGTAGACGGCACGAAGATAGCACAGAATAGTATTCTTACTAGACACATAGATGATAATCAAGTAACAGCAGACCAAATAGCTGACGCAACAATCACAACAACACAAATAGCAGCAAATACTATTGCAACAGGCAATGTAGCAGATAACGCTATTGATGGAACAAAAATAGCATCGAATAGTATTCTTACTCGACATATAGACGATAATCAAATTGGCATCGACCAATTAAATGTAAGTGACGGTTCAAATGGACAAGTACTAAAAACAGACGGTAGTGGAACTCTATCTTTTGGTACTGTAACAAGTGGTGGAAGTGCCTCAAATAGTTTTGAAACTATTGCAATCTCAGGACAAAGTAATGTAGTTGCAGACTCTTCTACAGATACATTGACACTCGTAGGTGGAACAGGAATCACACTTACAACAAATGCTAGTTCTGATACTATTACAATTACAGGAACAACAGGAATATCAGCAAATGCTGTAAACGCAACACATATAGCAACTGGAGTAGTTGGACCAAGTGAACTTGCAGCTACGGCAGTAACAGCAGGTTCTTATACAAATGCAGACTTAACAGTTGATGCAGACGGTCGTATAACTTCAGCTTCAAACGGTACAGCAAGTGTAGCAGATGGATCAATTTCAACAGCCAAATTAGCAGACGACGCAGTAACAGCAGCAAAACTTGCAGACACAGCAGTAACAGCAGGAACATACGGTTCTACAACTGTTTCTCCACAGATTACAGTAGATGCACAAGGAAGAATTACAGGTGTATCAAACCAGACAATCTCTGGTGGGGGCGGGTCTGGTGGTATTGGTTTAAACCAAACTGTCAACGTATATGAAGGTTCAGGAGATGGATCAACAACTGCTTTTAATACTGGAACAACAATTAACGAAGAAGCCCTTACTTGGGTATTTATAGATGGTGTATATCAGGAAAAAGGAGCATACTCTACATCTGGTTCAACAGTAACATTCAGTGCAGCACCACCAAACGGAACAAGCATTGAAGTTAATAATTTATCAAACGTAACAACAGGTGGAGCATTTAATCATAACTCATATAATGGCGATGGATCTACAACAGCATTTACACTTTCAAAAGCACCAGGCTCAGATACAGACTTAATCGTATTTATAGACGGTGTATACCAAAACGCTGATGCATTTAATGTAAGCGGTACAACTCTTACATTTGATACTGCACCAGCAAATAGCACAAAAGTTATAGCATACACAATCGGTGGCGTTGTAATGGGGAAAGCCTCAACAGTTGATAATTTCAATGGAAACGGATCAACTACAGCATTTACACTATCACTAGACCCAGTAAAAGAAGAAAATACGCAAGTATATGTCGGTGGTGTATACCAACCGAAAGGAACATATGCTGTAAGTGGAACAACACTTACTTTCTCAGAAGCTCCTCCAAGTGGAACAGCTAATATTGAAGTAGTTATAAATCAAATTACAACTCTTACTGATGTTGGAGCAAACGCAGTAACATCTACTTCCATTGCAGCAAATGCAGTTGGCTCTGCAGAGATCGCTGCAAACTCAGTAGATTCAAGTGAATTAGTCACTGGCTCTATTGATACAATACATATTGGAGATGACCAAGTAACAAATGCAAAACTTGCAGTGAATTCAGTCTCCGCAACAGAACTTGCAGGAAACTCAGTAACAAGTACACAAATAGCAGCTAACCAAGTAGGAGCAAGTGAATTAGACTCAAGTGCTTCTCCAACTTTTACAAGTGCAAATTTAACAAATACTACTACTGGTGATTCATTACTAATTACTACAACAGAAGATTCAAGCACAGCAGCACCAGTAATTACTTTAAAAAGAAACTCTAGCTCACCTGCGGATTCAGACTACTTAGGTCAACTTAAATTTAAAGGCGAAAATGATGCCGATCAAGAAGTACTTTACGCAAAGATTACAGGTAAGATTGATGATGCGAGTGATGGTACAGAAGATGGTTTAATTGAATTTGCAAATAAGAAAGCAGGTTCAAATGTTATTACTGCAAGACTTAAATCAGACAAATTACAATTATTAAACAGTACAGGATTAGAAGTTGCAGGATTAACCTATCCAACATCAGACGGTTCTAGTGGTCAAGTTCTTAGCACAAACGGTAGTGGCACTTTAAGTTTTGCTAGTGTTTCGGGCGGACCAACACACAAAGAAGCTGGAACAAACTTTACTAATTCAATAATGATTGGCGATAGCACAACTGGAACCCTAAATTCTGCAGAAGGAAATACAGGACTTGGAATAGATATTTTTGCAGCTTTGACAGAAGGAGATGATAATGTTGCAATCGGATATAAAGCAGCAAATGCTTTAACTACTGGTACAAGAAATGTATTTATTGGAGAAGAAGCAGGAAGCATAGGTACAACAACAAGTTATTCAGTTGGTATTGGTAGAGAATCACTTAAAAATGCAACTGGCGATAATAATACAGGAGTTGGTTATGTAGCCCTAAAAGGATTAACTTCAGGAGAGAGAAATACAGCAGTAGGTAGAAGTGCTATGGCAGGTGCAGTTACAGGAGATGGTAATAATGCACTTGGCTATGGAGCAGGTGATGCTATTACTTCTGGAAGTAACAATGTAGCAGTTGGAGAATCTGCACTTGGAGCAATAACTACAGGAGGCAATAATATAGGTATTGGGCATGAAGCACTTCTTGCAGCTACTTCTGAAAGTGGTCAAATTGCTATTGGATATAAAGCCTTAACAGACGTTCATACAAATGGAAATAATACAGCTATTGGATATCAAGCAGGTAAAGGAATTACTTCAGGTGCATCTAATATCGCAATAGGTTATCAAGCATTTGATAAAGGAACTACTGGTTACGATACAATTGCTATCGGAAATAACTGTCTTGATACCGGTTCTGCATATACTGGTTACTACAATACTTTTGTAGGAAATAGTACTGCAAGAAATATCACTTCAGCTATATGTAATACAACTTTAGGAAAGTCAGCTTTAGCTACTGAAACAGTTGGTGCAACTAATACAGCTATAGGCTACAATGCTCTTACGGCTCAAAATACTGGGTATTCAAATACAGCAGTAGGTTCTAGCGCAGGAACGGCTGTTTCAACTGGTGATGAAAACTGTTTCTTCGGTGATCAAGCAGGCATACAAACTACAAGTGGTTCAAGAAATATTGCAGTAGGTTATCGTGGGGGCAGGGGTAATAGCACTGGCTCTGACAACATTATAATTGGTTCAGATGCTTCTTATACAAACTGTACTGGTAACAAAAATATAGCTATTGGAAACAATGCAGGATACCAATGGACTACTGCTTATAACAATACCAATATTGGATACGATGCTAGATCAGATGAATATAATTCTTATGGAACTGTAAATTTAGGATATCAATGTAGAGGTAGAGGTAGTACATGGATAACAATAGGTAATGGTACTTCTTCTTGGACAGCAGTTGCAATAGGAAGCACAAACTGGTCTTCAAGTTCTGATCAAAGATTAAAAGAAAATATACAAACATCAACAGCAGGATTATCATTTATAAATGACTTACGGCCAATTACATTTGATTGGAAGAAAAAGAAAGATGTACCAACTAATTTACCAGGGTACGAAAAAGATGAAGAAACCAGACTACATGATGTCGAAAACACAAATAAACACGGATTTTTAGCACAAGAAGTTAAAACAGCTTTAGATACTCATTCAGAAGTTTTAGGTGGTAGTGATATATGGAATGAAGGACCTGATGGAGTACAAGGCGTTTCTATGACTGCACTAATACCAATGCTTGTAAAAGCACTACAAGAAGCAGACAATAAAATAGATGCCTTAACAGCAAGAATAGAGACACTCGAGGGATAATATGGCACTCACAAAAATAACAACAGGATTAATTGCAGCAAACACTTTAGCTACAGCAAACATTGCCGATAATTCTGTTGACGCTACAAAAATTGCTTCAAATAGTATTCTTACTCGGCATATAGATGATGACCAAGTAACAGGAGATCAACTTGCCGACAATATAACAATCGCAGGTAATTTAACAATTACTGGCAATTTAACAACAAACGGATCAACTGTAACAAATTCTTCTAGTAATACAACTATTGAAGATGCAATTATAGAACTCGGAACAGGAACTTCGGGCGCACCCGCTACAGACGCAGGTATCGTAATCGAAAGAGGATCTTCTGATAATGTATTTATCGGTTGGGATGAAAGTGCAGACAAAGTTATAGTAGGAACAGGAAGTTTTACAGGTGCAAGCACTGGTAATCTAACGATTACAGCAGCTCCATTAGTAACAGGTGCACTTACTGCATCAGGACTTAGTTTTCCTACTAGCGATGGAAGTGCAGGACAAGTCATAAGTACAGACGGCTCTGGAGCATTAAGTTTTGCAGATAACACTACAAAGGTAGATAACTATACTGCAACAGGTAATGGATCAACAACAGCTTTTGATACAGGAACAAACCCAGGAAATGAAGTAAATACTTGGATATTTGTTGACGGTGTCTATCAACAAAAATCACAATACAGTTATAGTGGTTCAACAGTAACATTTAGTACTGCCCCAGAAAACGGAGCACTGATAGATGTTATAACAGGTACTTCAAGTAACATTACAGCATCAGACACAGTTCTCGGAGTATATGAAGCTACAACTTCAAACACAGCTGCTTACTCTACTGGAATTAGTGCAGCGAATGAAAATAATACTTGGGTATTTGTTGGAGGAGTATATCAACCGAAGGACAGTTATACTTTCTCAAGTGGTACATTAACTTTTGATGCTAATACTCCTACAGGGCAAAAATTATCAGTAGTTGCAACAAAAACACTTACAGCAGGAACTGTTGATACAGCTTCTTTAGCTGCAAATGCTACTACGTCAGCAAAGATTGCGTCAAATGCAATACTTTCTCGACATATAGTAAATAATAGTATCGTTGGAGCAGATATAAGTGCTACTACACAAATAACCGCAAATACATTCACAGGAGCACTTACAGGTAACGTAACAGGTAATGTTGCAGGAAACTTAACAGGAACTATACTAACAGCGGCACAAACAAACATAACAAGCGTTGGTACTTTATCAGCGGCAACAGTCTCAGGACAATTAACAGCGGGTGGTTTAGCTTACCCAACTTCAGACGGAAATGCAGATCAAGTACTTAAAACAGATGGAAGTGGTACTATATCTTTTGGAACAGTCAGTGGCACAACACTCAATAATAACACAAATAACTATGTAATGACTGGTACAGGTTCATCAAATACATTGAATGGTGAGGCTAACTTAACTTTTGACGGCTCTACATTGAGCGTTAATGGTTCAGCACTTAATTTTAAGACCTTTGGTACTTCATCTATAATGATTGGAGATAATGCCACAGGCACGATTGATGCGGCTAACTATAATACTGGTGTAGGTGTAGATGTTTTTGCTGATTTAACGACTGGTGATAACAACTCTGCTCTTGGATTTTTTGCTTTAGGCAACAATACTTCAGGCGGTAATAATACTATGGTTGGGGCGTATGCAGGTGCATTAAATATTGATGATTCAAATAATACAGCAATAGGCTACGCAGCAAATTACCCAGATGGTGGTTCTAACAATACAGCAGTAGGTAGTGTGGCTTTAAACGCTAATACAGCAAGCAACAACACAGCAGTTGGCTATGCAGCTTTAGAAGCAAACACCACAGGTACTTCTAATGTTGCTGTGGGTAAAAATGCTTTAAAAGCCAATACCACAGGAAATTATAGTGTTGCTGTTGGAGAATTAGCTTTACAAGCAAACACCACAGGTCAAAATGTTGCGATAGGACAAGCAGCAATGATTGCAAATACTACTGGAACAGGTAATGTTGCTATAGGTACTTATGATGATAATGGTTTACAGCCTTTAAAAGCAAATACAACTGGCGACCACCATATTGCTATTGGTACTGGTGCGTTGTCTGCAAATACCACAGCAGACAACAACACAGCAGTTGGGTATCAGGCTCTTACAGCAAACACCACAGGAACCGCTAATGTAGCATTAGGTCAACTGGCAGGAAACAGTACTACAACAGGAAGTAATAATATTTTCCTAGGTCGTGGAGCAGCAACAACTACTACAACAGGCACACAAAACATTGTTATAGGAACAGGAGCAAATACAGGACACAGTGGCTCTGTTGGCAGAATTGTTATGGGTGGTGGAATTGACGGAACATCAGATAACAGAATAACAATAGGAAGCTCTAATGGTAAAGCAGAGCTTGACTTAAATGGTTCAGATACATCATGGGCGGCTTCTTCTGATGAAAGATTAAAAGAAAACATCCAAGAAACAACAGCAGGACTTAGTTTTATAAATGATTTAAGACCAGTTACTTTTGACTGGAAAAAGAAAAAAGATATTACACCCGAGTTAGAAAATTATTTTAAAGCAGATTCAGACGACAGGATACATGGCGATGAAGGAGTAACTTATCATGGTTTTATAGCTCAAGAAACTCAAGCTGTTATCAATAATCACCCCGAAATTAAAAATGGATTAGGGTTAATCAAAAGCAGAGATGATGGAGTTTTAACTGCTGCACCCTCATCGCTTGTACCAGTTTTAGTTAAAGCAATACAAGAACAACAAACAATAATAGACGATTTAAAGTCAAGAATAGAAACATTAGAGGAATAAATAATGGCACTACAAAAAATAACAACAGACCTAATATCCGCAAATACTATTGCTACAGGCAATATTGCTGATAACTCTGTAGACGCTACAAAAATAGCACAGAATAGTATTCTTACTAGGCATATAGATGACGATCAAGTAACTGGGGACCATATTGCAAATAATGCTATTTTAACGCAACACATTGATGATGATCAAGTAACTGGAGATCAATTAGCAGATGCTGTTACAGTTGTAACTTCTGTAACTTCGCCATTATTAGTAGCCTCTACATCAGCACGAGTTACTCAAGTTGCAATCACTTCATCAAGTAACGCAGTCGCATGGGATGCCGCCGCAGCAGCAAACGCATATCATGTTACAACTGAAAATACAACATTCTCTGCACCAAGTAATGCAGTTGAAGGAGCAATCATACAAGTAGAACTAGCACAGGGCGGAACAGCAAGAACAATAGCGTGGAATACAGTCTTTGAATTTGCGGCAAGTACAGCACCAACTGTAACTGCAACAGCAAGTAAAACTGATATTTTTACATTTAGATATAATGGAACAGTCTGGCAAGAGATCGGACGAGTACAAAACTTAGCGCAGACATAATATGGCATTTTTAACGGAAGCAGCAAATCGAGGAAGTATTTCCACTGAGTATGATATTGATAACTCATATAAAAATGAAAACGATAATACTGAAAGAATGTATCGTGCATGGGGTGGAATTACTGCAAACACTAGAACATGGACTGTTAGCCTTTGGATTAAAAGAACTGAATTAGGTGCTTGTTATACTTGGGGAGCAGGTACAAGCGGTAATGATGTATTAGTTGTTGATTTTGATAGTAGTGATAGATTAGGGTTTAGGTCAACAAAAGACGCAGCAAATGATTGTGTTTATCGTACCAATAGAGTGTTTAGAGATACATCAGCTTGGTATCATTTGGTTTTTGCAGTAGATACAACATCAGGTACAGCAGGGAACAGACTGCGTATTTATGTTAACGGCGTAGAAGAAACTTCATTCGCTACGGAAACTAACTTTGACCAAAACGATTTAACATTACACAACGCAAATGGCTCATATATGGAAGTGGGTGCTGTTATTGGTGAATCACCAAGATTTCATGGCTACATAGCAGAAGTTAATTCTATAACTGGAACTCAATATGCGCCTACTGCTTTCGGTAGGTTTGATGAGAATGGAATTTGGGTTCCTATACTATTTGCAGGAAGTTATGCAGAAAATTCTGTATTTTTAGAGTTTAAAGATTCTTCAAGTTTAGGCACAGATACTAGCGGTAATAGTCAAACCTTTACTTTGCAAAATTTATCAGCAGCCGACCAAGCAACTGACACACCTACTAATAATTTTTGTACTCTGAATAATAATTCCAGAACTAATGCTAATATTAGAACTCAAGAAGGTGGTAGTAAAGTTACAACTGACGGGGGTTCGGGTTGGTGCTCAATGAATGCTACTATGGGTGCTAAGTCTGGTAAGTGGTACTGGGAAGCTGAGCATATGTCTTCTGATAGTGATAATGTATTTTGGGGTGTAGCTGCAGTCGACGACCCTTATATTCCTCATAGAGCAGGTGGATATTACTTAGGTAATGTTGCTGCTTGGACTTCAATGGGATTGTATAGTTATAATGGACAAGTTTATAATGGAACTTGGCAAAATGGAACTGGTCATTTAGCTAATAGTTCTAATGATGTAATTATGTTTGCTTTAGATGCTGACAATGGTTACTTTTATTTTGGTAAAAATGGTACTTGGGGAAATAGCTCTGATCCAACAACAACGGGGGGAACAGCGGCTGCAACTTTAAGTACTACACAAACTAACCCTTGGACGGATTTTATTGTACCTTCTGTTTCCGTTTTCCAAGGAATGAAAACAACATTTAATTTTGGGGGTTATACAGCACATACACCTAGCAGTGCAGCATCAGATGCTAATGGCTACGGAACTTTTGAACATGCACCCCCTACAGGCTACTACGCCTTATGCAGTAAAAACTTAGCGGAGTACGGATAATGGCTTATACAACTATAGATGACCCAAGTGCATACTTTCAGACTGCTGTTTATTCAGGTAATGGCTCTACTGTAGTAACTGTAACAAACGATGGAAACTCAAGCTTACAACCAGATTTACTTTGGTTTAAAAAACGAGATAGTGCTGTTACCCATGTACTTATAGATACAAATAGAGGAGCAAATGTTACTTCAGGGTTTGGACCAACAGGATATAATATAGTTTTGAACACTGACTCAAATGTTGCAGAAATAGCTGACAGTTCGGGTGTAATGACAATTACCTCTGATGGTTTTACCTGTAAAGAACTAACCTCTGCTGCAGGTAATGTTAGCACAGGCTCTATGTGTTGCTGGCAATGGCATTGTGATGCTGGTGACAGAATTACATTTAGTGAAAGTGGAAATAATCCCGGCGGTGTTAGACAAACAAATGCTACAGCAGGACTTAGTATTATAGTTTATACAGGTACAGGAGCTAATGCTAGTTGTGAAATAGCACATGGATTAGGAAAAGCACCTGAATTTATTATCTTCAAAAGAGGAAATAGTACAAATGGATGGGTTGTTTATCATAAAAGTGTAGGAATTGATAAAAAATTAGTTTTAAATGACACGGCTGCAGAAGATGCAGATGGTGCTTTTATGAACGGCACAATACCAAACGCTACTAATATTTTTGTAGGTGGTACTTCAACAAACACAAACGCAGATGGGGGTGGCTATAACTGCTATGCGTGGACTTCAGTACAAGGCTACAGCAAGTTTGGCAGTTATATCGGTAATGGAAGTACAGATGGTCCGTTTGTCTATACAGGCTTCAAACCTGCTTTTTTAATGATGAAAGAATCATCAAGTGCAGGTGGTAACTGGGTTATTTTTGATAATAAAAGAGATGTTGATAATGTTCTTATACATAGACTACACCCAAATACAACGGCAGGAGATAACACTTCAAGAAATTATATAGATTTTTATTCAAATGGTTTTAAAATGAGAAACACAGATGCAGACCATAATCAAACAGGTGAAACTATGGTATACATGGCTATTGCAGAAAATCCATTCGTAACATCAACAGGAGCGCCGGCAACGGCAAGATAACATGGCGAAGTATCGCCAAAGCACACTAGGAGAAATATTATGTGGGCATTAATAGAAAGTAATTCTATAACAAAAACATTTAACAGACCTAAAGGGTTTACACTTGGGGACATTCAATATCCCGCAAGTATTTTTACTTTATGGTCAAAGGCGGAGAAAGAAGCAATCGGACTCTATGAAATTATTGTAGATAATAGTAATTTAAAAGATAAAGAGTACTATATTAATGGAGCAGAGTCTCTAGCATGGAATTCGAGCGCAAAAACTGCAACAAAATCATTTGCGAGTGCGACAGCGAAAGCTATAGCAGACGTAACAGTTGATGGTGTAGTTACAGAAGGATTAAAAACTAGTCATAAACGTATTATCAATGCACAAGCAGCAGGAAACTTACAATCAACAGATTGGATGGGAATAAGAGCAGCAGAAGGCGGAACGGCAATGCCAAGTGATACAAAAACAAAGAGAGCAGCTGTAAGAACAAAAGCAAATGCAATGTGCGTACAAATAGATGCCGCATCAGATGTAGATGCTTTAGCAGCACTTTATGTTTATAACGATGCAGATCCAGCAGTAAGACCATTAGGCGAATTGCCAACAGTTTAAGGAGATAAACAATGACCACCAAAATCAAAGCAGGAGTAATCGGAGACGGAGTCGTAGGAACTACTCAGATAGCAGCAAATGCTGTTACGAGTGCTAAACTCGCTCAAAATTCGGTTTTAACAAAGCATATTGATGATAACCAAATTGGTATTGATCAACTTAATGTTTCTGATGGTTCTGATGGTCAAGCTCTTACAACTAACGGAAGTGGAACTTTATCTTTTGCTTCAGTTGGAGTTTCAGGCATAAGTTCAAGTGCTGATGCAACTGCTATAACTATTGGTGCAGATGAATCAGTAGATTTTGCAAAAGGCGTGGTTGTACTAGGTTCGGGAACAACAGCAGGAGTTTACTTAAATGGCACTAACTCAGACACAGCAACGCAAGGAAATTTTGTAAGATATGGAACTAACTTTGCAACACAAAGTAATGCAAACAATAGCCTGTTAATCACAAAAGCATTTAATGGCTCAACATTTTTAGATGCTTTTACTGTAAAAAGTGATGGTAGCGTGGGTATTGGTACTACAACAACTTTTAGTAACCCATTAACTCTCAACAAAGCAGCAGGTGCTGCTAACTCGCTTAATAATCAAATAGCATTAACTCATACTGGTGCATCTACTGCTTATCACATAAAAACAATAAGAGCAGCAGGTACAGATGAACCAGCAGGTTTAGCTTTTGTTGAAAATACAACAGAACGCACGAGGATTAATAGTGGCGGTGCTTTTAAAACCAAACAAGGTACTTCAGCTTATGCTAATTCAACAAGTAACTATAATGAAATTTGTTCTAATGCAGATGCAACAGCAAACTTATTAGTTAGACAAGGTTCAACTTATTATGCAGATTGTATAAATCTTTGGTATTACGCTTCTACTGGACCAAATAATGTACATTCAAATTTTATACACGCTTTAGACGAACAAGCAACAAGAGCAAAATTATATTCTAATGGGGGATTTGCTAACTATCAATCAAATGACTCTAATCTTTGTGATGAAAGAGAAAAGAAAAACATAGTTGTGTCTGATAGCACTTGGAATGATGTGAAATCTTGGAATATTAAAAAATTCCATTACAACGAAGATGAGAATAGTGATTCTAAAAGATATGGTGTTATTGCACAAGACATAGAAAAAACAAATCCAGAATTAATAACAGACTGGGAAAAGAACGCAAAAAGAGAGCAAGAACTTTGGCAAGAAGACGATAGACCGCTTCCTGACGGCGTTTCTGTTGGAGACGAAAAAACTCCTGCACAAGTACAAGTAATGAGAAAAGCTGTTAAAGAACAGCAAATGTATATTATGGCGATTAAAGCATTACAAGAAGCTATGACAGAAATAGAATCTTTAAAAGCAAGAATAGAAACACTAGAGGGATAACATGGCAAAAACAACAGTATCAAGCGGATATATAGCAGCAGGAGCAGTCGGAGTAACCGAACTAGCTTTCTCTGACGGTACCGCAGGACAATTTTTAAAAACAAATGGTAGTGGAACACTTAGTTTCGGAACTGTAGGCACAGGTCTAACAGTTGTCGGAAGGGGTGCAAACACTGCCGTATCAGTAACAAATGGCAACATAGTAGTTGTCGCAAGAAGCGGAAACGTGAACGTAGGAGTATCATAACATGGCAGATAGATTTCCTCTAGTAGTAGACTCATCTAATAATAACATCAAGGAATTACCTGATGGAGATTCCCTACTACTCGGAGACAGCGAAAAATTAAGACTCGGTGATGGACAAGATTTAAACTTGTATCATGATGGGTCAAATTCATACTTAGCAAATAGTACAGGAGCATTAAAATTAGCAACAGAGACAAGTGGTATCGCAATAACAATCGGACACACTACTTCAGAGACTACAGTTGCAGATAATTTGACAACAACAGGTAATGCAACCACAACAGGCACAAGTACATTTACAGGAGTTGCAACAGCGTCAACTTCCTCAAATATAACACAAACAGCACTTACTTCGAGTAGTAACGCAGTGGCATGGGATGCAGCAGCAAAAGCAAATGCATATCATGTTACTACTGAGAATACAACTTTTTCAGCTCCAAGTAACGCAGTAGAAGGTGCAATTATTAGTGTAGAGCTTGCCCAGGGTGGCACGGCTAGAACAGTTGCATGGAATACAGTATTTGAGTTCGCAGCTTCAACAGCACCAACAGTCACAGCAACAGCAAACAAAACAGATATATTTGCTTTTCGATATAATGGCTCAGTCTGGCAAGAAATTGGCAGAATACAGAATATGGCACAAACATAATGGAAACATTACAACGGCTACATAATCGAGGAAGTATATCTACTGGTCCTTATCAGGTTGATAACTCTACTGCTTTTGATAGAACAAGAACTGAGTATTATACACGAGATGTTTCTAGTTCAGGTAGTAGAACTACAGGCACAATTAGTATGTGGGTTAAAAGAGGTAGAGGAGATTTAGCTCAATACCTTTTTACTTTTGGCAACACTGATAATGATGATGGCAGAACTTTTGCTAGGTTTCAGGTTGATAATACGTTATGGATTGGCGGAGGTTCTACTTTTTGGAGAAAAACAAGTAAAGTTTTTCGAGATTTTGCAGCATGGTATCACATTGTAGTTGCTTTTGATACAACCCAAAGTACAGCCAATGACAGAATTAAATTATATGTTAATGGTGTGCAAGAAACTAGTTTTTCAGCAACAGCTAATCCAAGCCAAAACGGCAATTTAGGTCTTAATTTTCAAAAACAAGTTATAGGATATAATTCAATAGATAATGGACAGCCTTATGATGGCAATATTTGCGAAGTTGTTATACAAGATGGAGTTGCTTCTGCACCTACAGAGTTTGGTGAGTTTGATGAAGATACTGGTATTTGGATTCCTATTGATCCGAGTGGAGTAACTTTTGGAACTAATGGTGCTTACTTAAACTTTGCAGATTCCGGAACTATGGGGAATGATGCAAGTGGTGGTACAGACTTCACAGCTAATAATTTAAACTCTACAGACTTGAGTGAAGACACCTGCACAAATAATTTTGCAACATGGGACTACAATACAGGGTACTTACAAGGCGATGCTACAGCTTTTACAGCGGGTAATTTAATACGACAAGGAGGAGGTAGTGCTTATACCGCTTGTGTAGGAACTATTGGTATAAATCCTTTTTCGAATACTAATAAATGGTATTTCGAAATTGAGTCATCTGCAACTATTAATGGCTCTAGTAATGAAATTTTATTTGGATTAATTAGTACAACAACGATGTTAGATGGATCTCATGCTAATACTAATGTCTTCAGTGGGGACAGTGGCAATTTTGTAAGATATGCATCAGCAAGTTTTGCGGGAGAAGGGGCACTTCAGGCAGGAGGAATAGTAGGAATTTTATTAGAATGTGGTACTACTCCTGTTTTTAAAATATATAAAAATGATTCACTTGTGTGGACTAAAACACACGGCTCAGGAGGAGTTACTTTTGAAGATGAGTTTTATTTGCCTTATGTAGCTGGAGCTAGTACAAGTTTAGAAGTAATAGCAAACTTTGGAAATCCTGTACAAGAATTCGCTGTAGCATCAGGAAATTCTGATCCAAATGGATATGGCAATTTTGAATTTACAACAAAAGGTGGTTACGCATTATGTACAAAGAATTTAGAGGAGTTCGGATAATATGGCATACTCAGATATAAAAGACCCAAGTGCACATTTTCAGACTAAATTATGGACTGGTAATGCAAGTTCAAATGAAATTACCTTTGATGGTAATAGTGATTTACAAGCAGATTGGATTTGGCATAAAGAACAAAATGACACTAATGGTTGGCATCAAACTGATACTAGTATAGGAATTGCTAATTATCTTGCTTCTGAAAGTAGTGCTGCGGAGTATGGGGTTGGTAGTGCTTATGTATCTGCAATAGGCAGCAATTCAATTACCTATGGTAGTGGTGATAGCTCTTTTAATTCTAATTCAGTAGCACAGGCTACATGGGCGTGGAAAGCCAATGGTGGAACAACGGCTAGTAATACGACAGGAAATGGTATTGACTCTACTGTTCAAGCAAATACAACAGCAGGTTTTAGTATTGTTACTTACACAGGTAATGGTACACAAAGCGGACAAACAGTAGGACATGGCTTGGGTGCTGTTCCTAAAATGATTATTTCTAAAGATAGAAATGCATCGTCTAATGTTCCTAATTGGCGTGTTTATACTGTGGGCATGGGTAACACTAAATATTTAACTTTAGATACCGATGCTGCTGCTGGAACTTATAACGATTGGGATAATACAACTCCAACATCTTCAGTATATTCAGTAGGTGGTGCAGGTGGTTATACTCCAACAAACAACAATAACACTCCTTATGTAGCTTATGTATTTGCAGATGTTCAAGGCTTCTCAAAATTTGGTTCTTATGTCGGTAATGGTTCTGGAACTTCTGATGGAACTTTTGATGGAGCTTTTGTCTATTTAGGTTTTAAACCTGCTTGGGTGTTGATTAAAAGGGCAAGTTATTCAGCAGGAGATGGATGGGTACTTTTTGATAACGAAAGAGGACCTATTAATTACAACCAAAATCAACTAAACCCTGCTAGCACCGCAGCAGAATCAGGTGCGGTCTATGATGCAGTAGATTTTTTAAGTAATGGGTTTAAAGCTAGAACAGGTAGAGCAGGTGTAAATGCTTCAGGCAGTACATACATCTACATGGCATTTGCAGAAAATCCATTTGTCGCAGGTGGAGTTCCCACAACCGCAAGATAATAAAAAAGGGGCATATAGCCCCTTTATTGTTTAACTTTCTTCACTCACAGGTGGTTCAAGTAATTTTTCCAATCTCTGACTAAAACCTTCTCTAGCCAAATTCATGGTATCCTGATTCATCTTTATTTGCGAAAGCTGATTATCAATATTGCTAATGCAGTTGATAAAGTACTTCGCGTCATCTGAAAGATCGGAAATATTGTACTCTACATCATTAATTGTGATAGTAGGGTTTTCTGATTGTACACTCATTTAAATATATCCTGCCAATTTCCTTGTGTACTAGCTTTAGCATACTCAGTAGCACGGTTTTCAAAAAAGTTGGTATGCTCAACTGCGTTAACTTGCATATCAATCCACGGCAAAGGGTTCTCATCACTACTATGAAAGATATTTTTCATACCTAATCCTAGTAATCTTCTATCCGCAATATAACGAATATACTCTTTTACCTCAGCTGCTGTTAGATTTGGAATGTCTGCTTTATCAAAACAAATATCAATAAACTTATCTTCTAGTTCTACTACTCTTTCAGCAGCACAATAGATTTCATACTTTAGTTTATCTGTCCATATCTCTGGATT